TTTCCCTTTCCTAACGGTCCATCTGTAGCGGTGGTAACGATTATAGGTCTCTGCCTAACTAGATTCAGGTTCTAGTGACCGCAAGGTCGTGTAGGTTCGACTCCTATTATCCGCACTCCCACCCTAGCCGGTGGGTTTTCTTTCGTCAACCAAGTAGGAGCCCACCTATGACGATTCAGACCGGGAAACTAGACCGCCGAACGAAGAAATCCACGAAGATAAGCGAGCTTCACCGCAAGGTTATCACCAACATTCGAGAGCTGAGAATCGAGGTCGGCTTCAGCCAGGCACAAATGGCGGCGAAGCTGAAAATGGCCCAGCCAACTTATTGCGCCATCGAAACCGCCCGGTGTGACGTAATGCTCGGGACACTTGAGAAAATCGCCAAGGTGCTCGGCCAGCCGGTGCAAGTCCTGTTCGCTCGGGAGCCCCGGTTAATCCCGTAGTTGTATTTTCGTATGTCGTTTAGTACGCTCCGGTTTTGGCCGGCGTATTGAGCAACGGGCTGTCCGTCTGCTCGGCGGGGATTAGCTACCCCTGGCCGGTTTGTTCAGTAGGCGGGCAGCTTTGTTGCCCAGTATGGAGAACAACCATGAGCGAATTGAGAATCAGCGGAATCTACCAAAATGCCGTCGTTTGGCTGGTCGGCTACGAGGATGGTCTTGGCGGCATCGAATTTCTGAGCCGTGTCTTTGCCAGTAAGAAACGCGCCGAGCGGTACGCCGAGCGGAATCAGTGGAAATACACACCGTTGCACGTCGTCCAAGCAAGCCCGATGCTTCAATCAGCCTCCGGCGAGGCGACGAAAGTGACCAAATCAGCCCGGGGGCCCAGTTTGGCCACGTCCCGAGCGCGGGGAATCTGAACCAGCTCAGCAGCCGGCACGTTCAAGGCGTGCGCGATGTTTTCCAGCGTGTTGAGCGTAATGGCCGTGCGGCCGTGCTCCACGTCGCTGACCTGTGGCTGGGCCCACGTCCGGCCAGTCAATTCTGAGAGCTTGTCGGCAAACTGGCGCTGGGTCAAACCAGCCATCAGCCGCCGCAATCGGACATTTTTCGCTACTCGAATCCGCAATTCCATGCCGTAAACCTTTGTTCCTTAATGACTTGCGGATTTATAGCGAGAATCCTATTGACCGGCAACCCGCAATCGCACTAGACTTTTCACGCCGGGGGTGCAAGCCCGCAAATTGACAATACAAACGCAGCGTGTTGAGCTGCCTTTCCGCCCGCCCTTGGCTGTCTTGCACCAGCCTTGGGCGGGTTTTTTCGTGCATGGAGGTGCCCGCGATGGCCCGGAAGTCACCCGCTTTTTCGTTCTACCCTGACTCTTTCCTGGGCGGAACCTTGACCATGAGCACTGCCGAAGTAGGGGTGTATATCAAGTTGCTTTCTGCCAGTTGGCTTCACGGTCAGCTTTCATTTAGCTTTTGTTTAGCTTTCTGTTCAGATATTGATTTGGTTTTGGTGGAGCGGGTTTTGAAGTCCAAGTTCGTCGAAATCGAGCCCGGACAGTGGATTAACGAAAGACTCGAAGAAGAACGAGAAAAGCAGCGAAATCGCAGTGAAAATGGCAAAAAAGGTGGGCGGCCAAAAGCTAACGATAAAGCTAATCAAAAGCTAAACGGAAAGCTAAACGGAAAGCTAATCGAAAGCCCAGACTCAGACTCAGACTCAAGTAAAGAAGATAGAGTCCTTACGGACTCGTCTCCGGAAGCCGTAGACCAGTCAGAACCGGCTGCCGCTGGCAGCCCTGCCCCAAAGCCTCCCGAGGGCGAAGAACCGTTCGAGTTGAAGCCACCGCCAGAGGCCAAGGCGAAACGAAAGCGGACCCCCAAGCCCATCGACCCCAACCGGGCAACGATGGAGGACGTGCTTGACTGCTGGGAGCACTACTGGGGAAAGAAAATCCAGCTCACCGACAGCCGCAAGAAAAGCCTCGGCGCTCGGCTCCGAAACGACTGGTGGGAGCAAAACTTCGCCGAGGGCTGCCGCAGGGCAACCGAATCGGAATTTCTCAACGGCTCAAGCCCGAGCGGCTGGGTAGCGACTTTCGACTGGTTCATCCGGCCAAACACGCTCGCAAAAATCATGGAAGGAGCCTACGACAAGCACAAAAAAGACCCCTACGCCAGTTTCCAGAAATTTTCCGCTGCGTCTCAGGGATAGGAAGTTTCCTAGCGCCAGAATTAACAGAACCGGCCCGCCAGTGAGCGAACGGTAGTCCAATAGTCCAATCACACCACCAAATTAAAAAATGCGTCAGGAGCGAAATATGAACGTCGTAAACACTAGGGAACGAAAAACCAAAAATCCGGGGAAAGTAGACTCAGAGCAGGCTGTGTTGGCGGCTGCTTTGCTCGACTTGACGCTGCTGGATAAAGCCCAAGCGGCGAAGCTGGCCAAGACCGATTTTGCCACCCCCGAGTACGGCGAGTTGTACGACCGTCTCTGTCGGCTCCGGCTGATGGGTGACGCGGCCGGCGAGAGTGGTACGGTGAAAGCCATTCAAGAGTCGGGAGTCGGGAAAGAAGCCCTCCGAGCCATGATGGAAATGGGCGAGATTTACCGGCTCGACTTCCGGCTGCATGTGCGGCGGGTGATTGACCTATCCCGAATGGCCAAGCTGGCCAAGGCGGTTGAGGGGACCGCCGAACGGATTGAAGCCCGTGAGCCGATTTCGGACACCTTAGAATGGCTGGAAGCCGAATTGCAGCAGGTGAAAGCCAACCGGGAAATGAAGCTGTACGACTGCACGGCGCTCGGGGAAATGAGCCTTGCGGCCAAGCGAATCGAAACCACCATTGACGCCTACACCGGCCTGAGCGAGTTGGACGACCTGATTGGCGGATTTCACGCTGGCGACTTGTGTGTCCTGGCGGCGCGGGCCTCGGTGGGCAAGACCGCTTTCGCCATGCAAATCGCCGAACACAACGCCAATCGGGGCCGGCCAGTGCTGTTCGTCAGCCTTGAAATGGATGCCGTGGACATTTTTGACCGCCTGATTGCCAACGACACCGGAATCAGTGCCAGCCGGCTCCGTGGTGGCCGTAAGTCCTTGTCTGACAACGACTTAGAGCGAATCGCCAACAGTGCGACGAGCTACCACGACCTGCCTCTGACTGTCTTTGCGCCAAGCAAGGCAACCACGGCCGATATTCGCACGGCCGCCAGAATCGCTCACGCCCGGCACGGCCTGAATCTGATTGTGATTGATTACCTCACCTTCATCCGGCACCCCGAGCGGCGAATGGACCGGCGCGAACAGATTGGCGAAATCTGCAAAGAGCTGAAGCGGCTGGCTAAAGACCTGAAAGTCCCGGTCATCGTCCTGAGCCAGCTCAACCGGCAAGCCGAGGGTGAAGTCCCAACCTTGGCGATGTTGCGGGAATCCGGGTCAGTCGAGGAGGACGCCGACCAAGTGGTGTTTGTCCACCGGGCCGAGCGAACGTCAACCGAGGGTCAATTGATTGTGGCCAAGAATCGGCATGGCCAGTGCGGCTGCATCAGTGTGGACTGGCACGGCACGGGGATGCGTTTTTCGGTCGCCGAGTTCCGGGCCCCTCAAGAGCAGCCAGAAAAGGGCGGTAAGGTCTGGAAGCCCCGAGGCAAGCAGAACTGGCCGACCGTGAAGCCGGAGGGTGAACCGTGGACAGGTTGAGCGATGACGAGGTAATCGAACTGTGGCAGGAGCGAGCCGCCATTATCGAGTACGAGGGCAAACAGCCCCGCCGTGATGCCGAGCGTCGAGCGTACGCGCAAATCAAACGGGAGTACCGGCCAAATGAAAAGATGCCCGACGCGACAAGCGGCTGGCTGAAGCGGCAATAGGTTATTTCCTGTTGACCGATAATCTACAGCCTTTAGCCTATACCCGCTTTTTGGCGTGTCTTGGGGGTGTCTCTGTCGCCAGAGAGCAATTCTGGCTAAGGGAACAACCCAAATGTGTGCGTTTGTCGCTGCGGCAGAAGCCGCTTCCGGTGTCGATGCTGCTCGTTTGTCTCGCCAAGACGTAATCGACGCTTGGCAGTCGTTTGAGGAGGCCGTCACGGTCTGGGAGGAAAGCAAGGCTCCCGTGCTGGTCGAGTGGGAAGGGGGCCTATCCCGCTCGTTCGAGATGCTTGAGCCGGCCGTTGTGCAGCTCATGCAAGACCTGCAAGACGATACGGTGATTGATAAGTCGGCTTGGTCGGTGGTCCTGGCGATTGATGAGTTCATTAAAGCCACCATCGAGTGGGCTGAGCAAGTCAAGCTCAACGCCCGGGGGACCAACCCCAGCGGCTCCAAGGCGGTTTGGGACGCCTACCGGGAGGTCCGGCCAGCAATGGAGGACCGGCTGCCGGAGAAGCTAGAATCCGTGGCCAGCCTGCTTTCACTCCGGGGAATCACGCCACAGCAAGTCGCCGTGATTTACGACTGGTACGACAGCGCCGGCAATCCTGATGTTGACCGGGTGGAGGAGGAGCGTATCAACCCCGGCAAGCATACCCAGGGCATGCGCAACCCAGCCCGAGTGAAGCGCGAAAAGGAAATCGAGGAGCGCTGGAAGAAGCGGTGTGAGGAGTTCGGCGGGTACGACCCCAGCGTGTTTGATGGCTCGGAATCGACCGAGAAGCCGGAGACGAAAGACCGCCCAGCGCCGGAATCGTTCGAGGAACTGCTGTCCTACGAGGGCATGACCTTGGAGCAGGTCGCCCGAATGAAACAGGTTTCGATTGACGAAGTGCGCGAACACGCTCGGGAAATCGCCCTGATGAATACCGATGTAGCTCGCCTGATGGGCGCGGAGCTGGCGGCGGAGCGGCTGACCGTTGACCCCACGAAAATCGCTCGCAAGAATCAGCTCGAAGCCGCCGTGATGGAAACCTATGCCGGCCTCGAAAC